GACGTTATCGTCAAGTCCGAGTTCGTGGTTCACAAGGTTGTAAGAATAAGTCGCCGCAAGGGGATAGTCCCGAAGACCTGAGTCCAGCCAAGCAGTGCGCCCCATCGTTCCGTAATACCACACCCCTTTACCACCTTGAGCGTTAGACTCCATGTAGTTGAAGATGACGTAGCGGTCAATCGTTGTTGAGTCTGCCGAGCAGTAAAACCACCAGATCTCATTGAACGCTTCACTAGTCCCCGCAAAGATCTGTTGGAACTGAGCTTGGTTAATGTCTTCAAAGATGTAGCGACGTAGATCACAGTTGAGAGTCTGTGTACGTCCATCGTACATATAGAACTTGTCTTTGCCCATCCAGTAAGCAACTCCGTTGGCATAGGCTACGGCGTTTTCACTTACGATAGATAAGTTATCCCCGACAAGTTGAGCACCCCAGACTGTCGGTGCGCCTTGGTACTGGAAGGAATACAAAGAAGAGTCTGTCCACGCCAGAACTTCCTGACGAGACTGAATAGCGGTAATGAGTTCTGACCCCTTGGAAAGCCGGAGGCTCCCAGCTTGGTTCGTCGCAGCAGGGGTCCAGTTATACGGATCTTCCTGATCACACCACCGTACAAGCATGGGATCAAAGGCTCCACCTTCGCTGTTACACCCAAAGGCAAAGACGAACCGGTTAATGTCGGAAACGAGGAGAAAGTTCTGTTTATCCGGAACTCCAGATGCATCCCCAAAAGCGCTCAGCTCATAAGCATTGGTCATGATCCGAGATGTCCCAGTCCCCGCGCCAGAGACGTTGATTAGCGCACCGCTTGGGGTTGCAGAGATATTGAACGTCGTACCGCTTACATTCCGGACGTAATACACTAACCCCGGAGTGATGCCAGTAGGAATAGTCGCCCCAGAGTCAGGTACAAACCTAAGCGGGGTTCCGTTGGGGTACGAAGCCGTTGTACTGATTACTGTTGGACTTGCTACGGAAGCAGTAAAGCTCAAAGGCGTTACCCCCGTCGAAGCATCCCAGTAATAGATCTTCCCACCTCGGGGTCCAAAGATCAGATCCTCCCCGAAGTTGCTTTGGCTCCAGAGTCGTAGGGACTCAGTTGATGTACTCCCAAAACCCCAAGTTCCTGTGCCCCATGTACCTGCACCCCAGCCCGTAAGAGGCTCGGCAATCTCTGGACCGATGTTGATTTGGTAGACGGCATAGACCGTTCCTCCCAAACCTGAAGCCGTTGCGTTGGCATTTGCCCCGGCGTTAATGGTGTAGGTCGTGGCTCCAGTAACCGTGATTTGATAGAAGCCATAGATCGTGATTCCACTGATGGTGGTTGAGGGATAGAACCCAACGTAGTCACCTGTAACGTAACCACCATTGGCGTCAGTGACTGTGACGGTAGCGGAGCCAGAAGTCGTGGCAAAGGGGTTGGTCAGCGTAACGTCATCCCGAATGGGAGTGATGTCATAGTAAGAACCACCAGAGCCTAGATAAAACTTTAGGTTCGTTCCTATCCCGATCAGGTTTTGCGCACCCAGAGTGACCCAGTTCCACAAAGAACGACAAACACCAAGGAAGGTGCTCGTAGAGATTCTTTCCCACCCGCCAATCTTTTCAGGTGTTCCCTGACGAAACCTGATCTTGTCACAGTCATACCAACCACCTTCGTTGGTATAGCGTGTGTTTTCACGGTTTACGCCGGGTCTTGGCAGGATCTTCTTGAGCGTCACGTTATGCCCCTAGATACATTGCTCGTTCATCATTCCTGCGGGTTACCAGCCCCGGCAGAACCTTACCGGCAGACAGATTCCACTTCTTGAACTCATTGGCTGCAGCTTCGATTTCACCACGGTTGTGCTTCTGCCTCAAGGTGGAGTTCTGGAGGTTCCCTAATCCAACATTGAAAGCGAAGCTAGTGAGTGCCAGATGGCGATTGCTAAGAGGCACCACAGTACATAGTCTGAGTACCCCCGCCAAAAACCGCTGAAGATCCGCTTGAAGAAGGTCATCGACTTCGCCCTCACTTAGTCGTCGATCCCAACCTGCCGGTATAGGTAGCTCAAGTCGTCGATCAAACGGAACGCCAATGTGAGCAGGATCGATGACGTGACCCACACCGACAGTCCACAGACGAGCAGGACAACGATAGGGAACATAGCGAACTCCCTCATGGTGTTTGAGCATGGCGATCAGGTTCTTCACTTCTTGCTGAACGCCTGAGAACCGAACCAGAACGAAATGATCGACGCCCAGATGATCTGAGTGTCGGCATCCCACAGATTGGCAAGCACCTCGGCAAACGGGGTTCCGAGATGCCACGCATACGCCGCTCCGAAGACATTGATGAAGCAAAGCAGCCCAAACATCCCGTAGGTAATGACAGGTCTTACAAGGGCACGCGCGTTGATGACCCACCGGCTTGCACCCTCACCGATAGCGATGTCATGGGCGTACAGAGCCTGTTTCTCCTGAAGAGCGGTCTGCGCCATCGTCACTTCGGCACTGACCTGCAACTGGTCTGTTCTAATCTCTTCGACCCTTGCTTGCGCCTCGAAACCGGCTTTGCGCATCTCCAGCTCGCGCTCGATCTGCATCTGGGCAAGGGCCAGTTCATGCTTCTTGTCTGCGCGGTCTTGGAAGAAGTCAAGGAGCTTTGGAAGCCCTCCGGCAAGGAAGGACAGGAGTGTGGTGAGCAGTGTGATCATGTTATCCCCTCAACTCAAAAGTCAGGTTCTTGTGCTTGGGGTAAGTCACTACCCGATCCCCTTCGGGGCACTTGTACTTAATTGTGGCTAGAAGCGTAGCTTTTCCCTGAGCCATGTCGGTCTTTACCGTCAAGGTATAAGTGAACGTATCTATCTCAGGACTCGCAGGGCCAGAGAACTTCGGGTTTGAAGACACCGCCTCGTGGACCATGCCCCTCCCATCACGAACCGCTGGGACAAAGGACTCGACCGAACAGTCATCCCGCTTCTTGATCCTCGCCACGGTCACTTCAATCGGTTCCCCGATCTTGGCAGGAGGGATTTGGAAGTGTTCCGGTGCCCACTCGATGATCGCCTTATCTAACCAACCGACCTTATCTACGAGCGTATACCCACCACCTACAGCGGCAACACTGGCAGCAACTGCTCCGATTGTTTTGGATACGTCGATCACTTCGCTACCTCGGCCAGAACGAACATCATGACAACCATCGCCATCACGAACCAGATTAGGTACTTCATTTCGGCCACGATGAGATGATGTAAGAAACTATATGGAACAGAATGATCCCCCCTAGACCGATTGTGACCAGAATCAAACCGGCATCTGAGGCGTTCCTGATTAGCTTCTTTCTCCTCCTCATCTGGTCGTAGATCATCTTTTCCCGCTGTTCCTTGACTCTCCGGCGCATCTGGATGAACTCGATGTACCCCTCTCTTCCTAGATGCTGTAACGGCCCATAATGGAACCAGTGGTAGAGAGTCTTCTCCATCTCCTGAATCTTGACCTGTGCAGCGTATGCATCAAAGGCTTCTACGGTTTCTGACTTGGAGAAAGTGAGCTTCTTGAATAGAGGGACTTTCTTATCCTGCCCCATCCATTCCTGAATGTCGGCAACTGCCCCGGCCCATTTGCCGAGTTGTCCAAAGACGTCCTCGGCTTCTCGACCAATCTCCACCGCTTTCTTGATGCCATTGAAGACGGCCGTTGCGGTGGCAAGAGCAGTAACCGGATCAATCATTCAACCAAGGCAGCGGCGGCTGAATTACAGGTGGACTTTTCTGATTCGCAATCATCTGCGCCAGAGCCGCTTCCGTTGCATCCTTATCGACCCCGTTGGCCCAACACCAGCCAAGCACTTGATCCTGAGTCAGGTCGGCGTAGGGCACGAAGTTGGCAGGGTCTGCGGGAGGCAGGGTGCAGGTGGAGTAGATCGTAGCGTTGTAAGACTCATCCGTTGCGTTGCAGCGCCATCCCACTTGGAGGACAGCCTCAGACGGGTTTGCAGCGGTGGGAGTGGTTTGGAGCCACTCGGCTAGCCAGACATAAGTGGTCATTTTAGTTTCCTTTCGGTTAAATGCCTGCGGCTGCAAGGCGGGTCATACTTTGGCAAATTTGCCGTGATAGATCGAACGCGCTTCTGATGCCACAAGGCCCGCCAACTCAAGGTCTTTAAGGTACATCTGAAATCGCGTCTTGCCATCCTTCATCACACGCACCACCCACGCCTCGCTTTTCTTGTGCCAACTGACGCCGGGATAGCCTGAGGTATTGCTTGCCAGAGCAGGACGGTTGCATTGGTTCTCGCTGCGGTTTGCCGCACGAAGGTTCTCAATTCGGTTGTCTGCCCTGTCGCCGTTGATGTGGTCAACTTCTTTTGGCAGATAGCCGTGATGCAGCATGAAAATAAGTCGATGCGACTTGTGAGCCTTGCCCATCCAGCGGATGTGACGGTATCCCGTTTTGTGCATTGAACCTGCCGGAGTATCGCGCAGATATGCTTTGTTTGGGTGTGTTACGCCCTTCCAATACAGGAAACCATCCCTGTATTCAAAGGTGTTAGCGATGAGCTGTTGCGTGACCATGTTTACCCCAAAACCAACATTGACCAAGATATTGCCTCTGAACTGGCGCTCGTATTTTGAACGGTAATTGTAGTGCCAGTTGATCCAACGGTTATGTTGCTGCTTCCAAGGCTTAAGATCGTTAGCGCCGCGCCCGAACTCCAAACAATTGCAGCGGCTCGCCATGCAGTGCTTGGATCACTGCCTTCGGCAACGAACAAACCATACCCGCCGTATCCACCGAATGAGTATGTGTTTGCCGTGTCGTTCTGCGCTAGTGTGGCTGTAACTCCCATTTCAGATGCGGTTGCTCGCCTAGAACCAGATGTTCCTTGTCCCTTGGTAGACACTGCGGCATTCGTTATGCCGTTTGAAATATCAGAGGTATCACCAACAAGAAGTGCCCCATTTGCAGTAAGCGTGAGGGCTTGGGTGAAGGAGATCAGGTTTCCTACGGTGCCGGAGGGAGCGGTGTACCAAGAATGAGCGCCTGCGGATTGCAAGTAGCCAGAAGCAGGAAGCCCCGCGCCACTGTTATCAATTATGTATTCCCACCGTGAATCTGTTGCGTCAAATACAGCATTGCTGTAGAGACCCGCCTGATCGTATGTAGCATTGTCTCTGCCGTAAAAAGACGCTGACCTACCAGCCTGTATAGCCTTAAAACTGCTATTCCAAGCACTCGGCGTCACCCCCAGCCCGAGATTGCCGGAGGAGT